CCATTCCTTGCCTGCCACGCCGGGCCACACCAAGACGCGCCTAGCCATGCCTCACCTCGCACATCGTGACCATACCTGCCTTATCACACCATACCATCCAGAACCAGGCATATCCGCACACGGCCTTACCTGCCTTGCCAAACCCAACCCGACTGCACCCAGCCGTGCCCATCCAGACACCACCGTGCCTGCGTCGCCTTTCCCAAACGTACTACTCCCTACCTCGCCACACTTGGCCCCGCCCCGCCTGCCTTACCACATGCCGCCGGGCCGTGCTAGTCCATGCCTCTCCCAGCCGGACCACACCAGACCTTGCCAACAATCCACTATGCAACCTTGCTAATCTTACGAGCCGCTGAGAACACTTCCGCTAATTCCCTCAACTGCGCGTATTTCCTCTGGAAACAGTTCAGCTCAAATAGTGCGTCCTTGAGTAGTTGATTCCTCAGTTCCGCATCGCTCATAACGTCAGCCGTTACACGATAGCCGCCACCAGCATGGCCACGGTCAGTGCTCACCGACACGAATACGGGTGACGGGTCGAGTCCACTTGCAACAACCTCAACGCAAACACGAATCAGTTGCCTCGCCTGCCAGAGCCTGTATTCATGGGCGGCCTGGGTGTTGTCCCACTGGAATTTCGCGTGCAGCGGGTGTTTTTGGCTCTTCGCTTCATCAACCACATCTTCCGGCGCGAGCATGCCGTGATGTTTGGCTGCGATCTGCCGGAGACAGTTTTCAATACGTTGATTTTTCATTTTCGGTTTTTTCTATGTTGAATGTTCCCCAATCCATCCCTGCTGAGTTTTTGGACGATGGCCGTCCTTCCCCGATCCCGACCTGCTGACCCATGCGGGTCAGGAGGTTTGCTATATCCTCAAAACTGAACATTTCGGAATCGAACCGGATGTTGAGAAAGGCACTCCATTCGCGATACATGGGGCGCACCGTAATGGTTGCCGAACCATTTGGCAATCTGGCCGGCATCTCGGTCTTTTCAGGTGTGCCATAAATCCGCACCAGACCATATTGCGGCTCGGCCTTGTCGCGCCCCTCAGCGATGACGAAAATTCCCATCTTCGCCAGCGTCATTTTGAACCCGACCGCAGGAATGCTGCAAGCGCGGATCAAACCGTTTCGGATGGACGACACGTTGAACCCGTCCCATCCATCGGGAGCAATGTAACGCGCAGCATTATACAACGCCTCTGTGTCCATGGGTGCACGCTTTCTGCCTTTCTTCCCAACACTGCCCTCGGTCATGATGCCGAGCATTTCCTTCTTCGCCTTCTCTGAGAACCGATGGATTACGAGCGGTGCCGTGCCAATAATTTTGAACCGTGCAGTCCGCATTTGCGGCGCCGTAACTTGGATGTTGATTCTTGGAGCGTGATGTTCGGTTTTGATCTCGATTGATTCACCGTTGCCGGAGGCAATGCGGTTTGTTGAACTGACTTTGGTTTTTAACATTTAATGATCTCCACAAAATCAGCGCCGCCCACCCATGCTTGCTGGTCAAGGCAGTCAGTCGTGAGAATGACACATGGATGAACGGCGCTGAGATTACCAACTGTCTTGACCATGCGCGAAGAATCGCAGAATCAGGGCGGACTGTCAACAATTAAAATGCACACCCTCGCGGCTCAGTATTTGCCGCACCAAACTGGTTTTGAAAAGCAGCGGGTGCCGGGAGATTCGAGACTGCGCCTGACGCAAGTTAATATCGCGCTCAAGCCGCCTAATCGTCCGCACAGACACGCCGGCAAGGCTCGCAATCTGTTTGCGGTCAATGAGGCTTGGAAGATCGCCGTTCATTCTGGATCGTTGGCCGCGAACCGTGCGTATTTTTCCATGGTTCTCAGCGCGGCTCCAACGTCAACATGGCCGTTCGATTTCTTGCCTTTGCCGTTTCCGTTTTGCGCGGGGGCGTCCTCACCAGGCTCTCCCGGTGGAATTTTAGGCGTCGATACCTGCCCGGAAATGTCGATTCCGTATTCCTCAGCCATCTCCATGTCCTCCTGCATCTCGGCAAGAATCTCTTCGATGTCTCCGCCGTCTTCATCCTCAGAGATGATCCGGCGCAACGGCGTGATGTGGGCTTCCATCTCCATCACCTTGCCGGTCACATCCTTCACCGGGTCAACCCAATCCCATCGGCGGGGCTGCCAGTGCGCCCGGCGCGCGCGGTCCATCTCTTTCACGGTCAATTCGAGTCTGCCCGAGAGCACGGCCATCGGCATCCATCCTTCATACCAACGATTCATCAAACTGGAAATTCCAAGCTCTTGATCGTATTTGAACTGCTCCCGGTCTTCCAAAAGCCCGGCGCGGATCGAGGAATAATTCACACCCTCAAGATCATTTGCAACCGCGTTATAGCTGAGTCCGGCTCCAGCGGACGCCCCGCGCAATTGGCCTTTGATGAAATCCGGATATGCGTCATTTGGGTGCGTTGGGTTTCGTTCAACAGGTTCCATTCCGATGGGCAATTCCTCCCATTCGCCAGGGGTGGCATCCATGATCTTGTCGCCGCCCGGAGTTTCCGGGCCTTCGTATTTTGCCTCAGTGCCCATCCGTTTGAACCAGCCACCCTTCGCTGCGGCGGCCCTCGATGCAACGGCCTCGGATTCCTCATATTTCGAGAGCATGTTCATCCGACACGCAACCGCGCACAGATCCGGCATTCCGATGATCTGCTCTGCACGGTCGAAATCGTGCCACATGATGACTTCACCAGCGGGCACGCGCTCCCGATATTCGGGGCCCGTCCTCCATGCAAACACATCGCCGGGGTGGCGCGTTAGAATCCACATGGCCAAAGGTTTCTTGAGCCTGTCCATCTCAATCCCAAATTGAATTTGGTTCGCGGTTCCAACAGCGGGCCGGTTCCACCAATGGTCGAGCCGATCCACTTCAATCGGTTCCAGGGCGTATCCGAATGGGAACTGAGGACCAATGTGCTCACGAAAAAGAATCACCCCATCACGTTTGAAGCATCGAACGCCCAGACGCTGAACCTGCACGCCGCTCATGTTTCCATACGTGGTGCAGTTCTCCGGGAGCAGATATTCATGCCAAGCCGCTCTGACTTTCTTGGAAATATCTCGGTCATATGCCCCGTCAATGCCGGTCACCTTTTTGAGCCGAAATCCACGATGGCCCACCACATTGTTTTGGTAAAGCCGGAGCATTCGGCGGAAGTAGGCTTCATCGCGTTCAAGCTGTCGCATCCTCGCGCGGATTGCGATTGCGGAAACCAGGTTCTCCGCATTGGCGCTTGTGATTGAGATATTCCAGTCAGCCGTCAACAGGTCTGTCTGCGCAGCCTGATACATGCGCGAGAATCCTTTTGGGCGCATGGACATGGCCGGAACGCGTTTCACTTCCGAATTGGAATGGCGCGGACCCTGCGGTGCTACTGGTGGTGATGCGCGGCGGAGGAAGTGAGGGATTAGATTCATAGCCTTGGCCCAAATCTCATTTTGATTCTGCGCCCGGTCCCCATTCCCGCCTGCGCCCTCGCCCGCGCAATTTCGTTCTCCAGCTTGGCTTCGTAGCGGTTCAGAAGGATCACCAGTTGCTCCGCCGGCAATCGGCGAATCTGGACACCCTCAATGGAAGAATCCAGAACATCATCTGTCGCCCGCCCTTCCATGACCGCGTGCAGCATGTCCACCACTCGCTGCACGTGCGAGCGGGGATCGTAGTTTGCGTCAACGGTGCCGAGGTTGGCTAAGACTTTCAGGAATCCGTGATATATCTGAACCACGGTCCCGGCTGGCACCGCCGGCACCACAGTTGCGTCCCCAGCGGCATTTGTTGCAAAGCCCTGCACTTCGTATTGACCGGCAGCCCAATTCCTCGATGTTGCGGCTGGGGTGAGTATGATATGCGTCTGGCCGTCAACATCGGCAGTTGAGGCTGGCAACGCAATCGGCGGCGTCCCCGAAGCGGCGAGGAAGTAGGTCAAAACCCAACCATGACTGAATTGGTAGTTGGATAGCGATTTCTTCCACTGAATGCTCGTGCCAGCGGTGACAACGGTGGGCTCGGCGTAGGTGTTGACAGCCGGATCAAGTTGAACCGGAGGGATTCCGAGGTCTGGCAGTCTATTTCCAAAAATGTCCAATCACCGTCAATTACGGCATCGGCGCGAAATGTCAAGCGTTCACTTTGGAAATAGTGCTCGGTTTTACTTTTTGCACTCCCCAGTAACGCCCGCAAGTATAAGTGCTGTTCGGTTTTCGGATAATCAAGCCTTCGCCCCCGGCGGAAACGATACGCTCCATGTCGCGGATCAATTCAGCCTCACCGGCGCACGCCCACCACCGGACACACTCAACGCCCATCGCCCGGGCTGATTCAATCCGATGAGTCCAATCTCCGGGAGCCTGCGGACAATCGAAGGCAACGAATCGGACGCGCGGAGTCCATTTCCCATGATTGACCGCAAGCCGGGCCTCGGTGAATCGGCCACGGCCTGCCCAAAACTCGCCGTCCAAGTGGCAAGACGGCATTTCCCGCCGGACGGAATCAGGAACGGCAATCTTCCTGCCGGAGCGGGTCCAAAACTGTAAGCCGTCCCAATATGCCCGGCACCCGTCCATTTTCTCGGACACAAGCCAGCCCGCCGGGTTTGTTCCGGTCCAGTCGAAACCGTGCTGCATGGATTGATCGTTTATCATTTGCGGTTGAGTTTGGGACGCCCACCAAGTTTCCCGTTCTCCCGGGCCGCGGCCAGCTTGGCACGGCTCTTGGATTTGCCGCCTTTGCGACCGATCTTGGAGAGGTATTGTTTGACGGCATTCATTGGATACCTTCCGACACGGGGAGGACGGCCAACCTTTGGAGTTTCGGTTTTCATGCCGCATCGCATTCAGGAAGTGGGTCAATTCTCACCGAGCAATGAGGGTTGCTTGTAAGAAACAAATTCACGAATGCTGTTTCTTCTTTGTTCCCACCCATAAATTCACGGATGCAGAACGTCGAACCCCATTCATCGTAAACAAGGTCGCAAGCCCCAACTTCAGTTTCCTCTTTGGTTTCCGGGTCGGTCGCAACCACAACCGGGATTCCATAGGAACTTTTGGAAGATTCGGTCGTCAGTTTCACCCATTGATTCAATTTCAGTTCAGTCATAATTTTGTTCGTTTTCATGCCCTAAAATTAAACCCAACCGGCATTGGTTACAAGATAAATCTTCACTGTTTCGTCAAACACCCTGAAAACATTGAGGATTCTGACTAAAATAGTTTGTGCGTGTTTTCTGCGGATGCGACCCCCGCGACTTCAAACCTTTACGTTCCGGGTCTGTGGTCAGTGGGCATCACCCCCTCACATCCATTTGCGCCTCGGCCCGGATCCACCCGGCCCAACCGCCCACCGCGGTGCCTTGGGCTTTTGAATCGGCGGACGCGCAAGTTGCATTGTTTCTCCGGGCTTGATGTCATACGTTTTTTGTTGAGACGGTTCAGCTGATTTCTCACGCCGGGCGTCGAGAGCCTTTGCAATGGCCTCCCAACTCGGCTTGAGAATATCCATCGCCGCCAAAAAGTAAACCCTCAAATCAATCGCCTCATTCCGCTTGTTCACATCTTTCCAGTAAAACGATTCTGGAAAGCCGTTCTTGTATCGAATGCGCCTTTCCTCGGCGGTGAGCTGGTCAAAGAATCCCTGCGGTGTATTTTCATATCCGCAACCCTTTGGGAAGTGCAGGTATCCCGGCCCCATGTCTTTCACGCGCAGCCTGGCGAACAACTCGTCCTTGCCTGCGTCAGTGTTAACCGAAAACAGAATCATCCGATAATGTTTGTTCTGGTGCGGAACCACCAGCAGCGATTGCGTTCCGCTGTATCCATACACCGGCCAGACCCGTCCTCGACCGCATGTGCGGATGAAATTGCGCACTCGGCTTCCCTTATGCCGATGATCGATAGTGCAACACACAATATCCAGAATCACGCCGTCCTTGCGTTTGAACGTGGTGGACAGTTTTTGCTTGAGGCTCTCCCAAACTTCATCCCTCTCCGGGTCACCGATGATCTTTCCGTATTCGATTCCCCACGTCTCTCGATCTGCACCGGCCCCGATGATCTCGTATTCAAGACGGTTGCCTTGAACGTCAACCGCCGCTCCAACCACCAGCATATTATCCGGCAGGGATTGGCCGTCATAATTCTCGCAGCGGTCCAGCAGGGAGGCTTTGTCTATTTTCTCTCCGGCTTCCTTGTGCGGTTCGCATAAAAATGTGTTTTGCCAGGAAATGCGCGATGATTCTCCCTTTTTGAACGCATCGTAAAATTCGGCGGCGAACTGGTGCAATTTGGTTTTGTATCCCTTCTTGGCCGAGAACACACTATTCAGCCCATTTAGCCAGTAACCACGGATTCCGGTGAACGGAGCAGACGCACGCCATTCCCCGGCGCGGATCGCCTCCAGCCGCATATCGTCATTCCAGTGAGCATGACAGTCAGGGCATTCATACCACGCCTCCGCGTGCTTGTGTGGTGATGGCCATTTCACATTCGCCCAGGTCAGCACATGGGATTTGCCACACGCAGGGCATTTGCAAAACCAAAGCCGTTTATCTGACGATTGCCACCACGCCTCGATGCGTGATGTTTCCTCAATCGTGGCCGTGCTCGCCAACAGTTGAATTGAATCGTGATAGTTCTCAGCCCGGCCAAAAGCCAGAGTCACCGGATCGCCCTCGGGCCCGTTCTCCATCGAATCAATTTCGTCGCAGAAAACAATCGGAGCCTGAATCTGTCGGAAGCCGCTCGGCGAATTTGCGCCAATCATTGTCACCGTGCCACCGGGGAAGTTTTTAGCGAGCAGTGTATTGTTTGCATCCCGCGTCCCTGAATCCTTAAATTTTCCATGCAGTGCCGGCGTGCTGCGAATCATCGGCGTCAACATCTGCTTGCTCCACTTCGTCGCGGAATCCAAAGTCGGGTAAGCAACAAGGATATTTCTCGGGTTTTGACAAACAGTTGACCCAATCAGATTATTCGCAATCTCGGTCTTTCCCAGCCGCTTGGCCCAATAAAGCACCGTGACCTGCACCTCTAAATCGGTCAACGCTTCCTGCGGCTCTTTCTGGTATGGTGCGATCTCCGTCCGGTATCGGCCCGGCTTGGCTGTGACGTTTCTATCCAGCCGGCGCTCGCGCTCGGCCCATTCCCAGATTGGCAGCGTCTTTGGAAGATCAAGCAGGTTTAGTTTCTGCCTCGGAATCTTCGAGTTCAGAAACTTTTGCGACGAGGTATTCATCAGCGGTGGCTGTTTTTAAATCCTTCAAAATGTCGATTTTTAAGTGTTCGGGCAATTCCGATTCAGCAATTTTGTTGCGCAGCAGGATTATGATCGTTTCCAAAACACGCTCGACCCCCTCGCGTGGAAACCAGTTGTTCTCCAGGATGTCGAGTTTGGCCTCGGCCAAGGTGGCCTGTGCTTTGGTGAGGCGTGTTTTCTCAAAATCAAAGTCCGTTGTCAGGGCCTTGTGAATTTGCATTGTTGAAAAGCAGTTATCCTTTCCAGCTTGAACATTTGATACCGTCAGGGCTGAGCGGATGGTGTTTCGATCCACGGCGAATTCCTGCGCGGCCTGACCAATCGTCCAGCGAAGCTGTTTTATTCCCCGGCCACGTCCTCGCTCGCTCGGTGCTATGGCATCAATTAAATCGCTCTGCTCGCGGGTTAATCTCCTTTTTTGATCGGTTCGCTTGACGGCGTCGATCAAAAGCCTTATGCGACGCAGAATTTCTTCGGTAATCATTGGCATAGAACGTAATTGGCGGCTTGCACTTTGAATCTCAAACCGACATAATCACACGCATGAAATGCTTATCCGTCCGACAGCCGTGGGCAAGCCTTATTGTGCTCGGTCATAAAAACATAGAGAACCGAACCTGGTTTGCGTCGCTGCGTGGCAGGGTGCTCATTCACGCCGGAAAAATCATTGATCCTGTCGGATTTAAATTTGCTTATAAACTTGGAATTCACCTTCCGATAACTTTACCCACTGGCGGCATTATCGGCTCGTGTGAAATTGTAGATTGCGTCACAAGTCACGCTTCACCTTGGTTTTTCGGCCCGTTTGGATTTGTGCTCGCAAATGCACAATACTTGGCTTTTCGGCCGCTGGTAGGGAAACTCTCGTTTTTTGAAGTCGATTTAGCCGCCCCGCCAGCGACAGCAATTCCCGCCGAACCATTATTTGCGTTTTGAGCGATCTCCCCATCTTCTCTGATCCGACCTTAACATATCCGCGCTTCTCAAACCAGCCCACTTTATCGCTGACGACCCGAGCGAAGTTTGGCATCAGAAAGTTGACAATCGCCGATCCTATTCCATGTCCGCGATGCTGTGGCACAATATTCAGTGCAAGCAAAACTCCGTGATGCGCGTTCACTAACGACACCGCGACGATCTGATCATCCAATAAATACATCAGCGCACCACCGTTGCGAGTCTGCCTTCCAAAAGTTTCTCTCCCCACAAAAGCCGGATGCTTACCACGATCCAGCACCCGCTTGAAAACGACGTAATCATCTTCACGCAACAGCTTCACTGAGAACTCACACGCGCATCGGCAGTTCATGGCTTAAGGTGACCCTTTCCGCATTTGGGGCAAATACAGACCCCGCTCTTTGTGTTTCTCGCACCCACGGAATCGCGATTGATTGAATCCGGCGGCTCCAATTGCGACAAACGATCTGCCAAATGTTTATCAAATTCCTGAAGCTCCAGCATAATGTCATCCTCAAGATGAATCTGACTCAATGTTTCGTCATTCATCTCTGCCAAAAACGGCGCAAGTAGTTCCACGTTCGGATCACCGTGAATCGTGTTGAGATTGACAGCCAGTCGCTTCGCATCGCCATCGGACATTGAGGTCACCACACATGCAACTTTACTGAGTCCAAGTTCCTTTGACGCCATGTAACGATGATTTCCAGAAACGATGGAAAACCGCCCACCGGAAATTTTTCGCACCAGCAGCGGCACGCAAAACCCGTCGCGTCTGATTGAGGCTTTAAGGCTGTCCATTTGACTCGGCGTTAAATATTGGGGATTCCTTTTCAGCATCACGAGATTCTGCATCGGTACGTCGAGCAGTTTGTGTTTTTGTCGAGATTTCATAAAAATGGTTTCACTGCGGCTCGAGGTCACGAATGGTCACCTGTTCGATCAAAAAGGGCGTGAACAGAACCTTCGCCATTCGCACTCCATCGGTGTTACGCTTCATGCTGATAGTGTTACTCATTCGATTATGCTTGACACGCCACCCTCACTCGTGTGTATGGTCTTTGGGGAGGCCAAGCGGCCATGAGCGTGGTCATCTGGTCTGTTGCTCATACGTAGATTGCAATGTTCTTGAATCGTCGAGCGAGACGGTATTGCACTTCTTCGCCAACATCAAGAATTAACTGATCCACGTGTGCAAACATCTCCGGTATTGGGATTCTAATTATCGGTGGCGTAACGAATAAATAGAATGTAGTTCCATCCAATAATCCCCCTCTCAGTTTGATGAGAATCATCTCATTCTCTTTCTCAGCACATCATTGCACTTGATCCATGACAACCATGCAATGAACTTTGCTGTGCGCTCATTCAACGTGAAATCACATGGTCTGATTGATGGCCATACCTCGATCCACCACAACTCAAAATCACGGTTCAACGCCTCGATCTGTTCACTGTGGGAGATGGACTGGTTGCGGGTCATGGTGTTTTAACAGAGTTGTTTTCGCCCTATCGCAGGACGTTTTAACGCCGCACGAATCATCTCAACCGTCGCCTGTGTGCAAAGCTCTTTGGGTTCACATTTGAGAATCGCCCAACCCAATATATTTGCCTCATTTTCCTTCTCCCATGTCGCTTTAATTTGCGCGCCTCGGTTGTGCCCGCCAGCGATCCAGATTCCTCCATCACATTCGAGGGCGACCATGAACTGCGGCCATGCAAAGTCGAACCGCCATTTGCGAACCGGGTGGAATTTATATTCAAGGATCGGCTCAGGTAACCCGCATTCCTCGAAGTAAGCCAGGACGATCTGTGGCTTGTATTTCATTGCGCGACCTGGGCTGGCGTCCAGTTTGAGAATGGGTTCATAAAAGTTCGATTGATTGTTCCTCCGCAGCCATCAAGTTCAACCGCGCCTGTTTGTAATATGATTCTTTCAGTTCAACACCAATGAACTTCCGGCCCATCTTGATCGCTTGGAATCCCTCGGAGCCAATGCCAGCGAATGGGCTAAATACAACGTCCCCTGAATTGCTCCACAACACCAATGCGCGTTCAATCACGTCGAGTTGAAGCGGGCAAATGTGACGCTCGTCCTTTTCTTCGCGGGCACTCGCCTTTTGAAGCGTGTTCGATTGGTTTATGTCCATCCATACCGGAGACGCATATCGCCTCCAAATCTCATGCGACATCACGCCTCCGATGGGCGGGTTGTCTCCCACAAAATCCAACAGACCATGCTCATGTGCAACGGGGTTGGGATTGACTCCGGGCTTACGCATGGCAATCAAGTAATCGGGTATTCCAGCACGGCACCGGCTTGAGTCCTTCATCAACTGTTTGTGCATCAGTCCGAGTGATTTTGACCGCGTTGCTTCAATCAATGGGTCTTTCCAAATCACATGCTCTGAGTGGAAGATGAATCCAGCCCCGATAAATCTCTCAATCAACTGGCCGCGCAGGTGTTTCAGCCCGATGTATCCGTCGCGTTCGTTCATCGCTGGCACGTTCGCACAATGGAAAACTACATGACGCCCGGGAATCGTCACGCGAAGCAGTTCTGGCATCAGGAACGCGGAGAAGTGTTCCATGAACTGCGCATCGCTCCGGCTGTTGCCCATGTCTCGCTCTGAGTTTGAGTAAACGTAGAGCGATGAGAAGGGTGGCGAGAAAATGGAGATGCCCACGGAATTGTCCGGGATTCCTTTCACGATCTCACAGGAGTCGCCGTGGTAGAGCGACCAGTTCTTTCCTTCCGATTGATTAAGCACGTTCGTTTTCATTTCAATTTGATCCACGATGGGAGTTTCATTGGGGTTATCGGGTTGTAGCCGATTGTTTGCCTTGACTGACATTTTATTTCGACAGAGGAAATACTCGCCATGTGCCGGACCATTTCATCAGCCATGCGTTCAGCGTCCTTTTCTTTACGCTTTATGTTGGCAAGCACAGCACCCTCAAGATCGCTGATAATAACGTGCGCGTTGACGGGCTTGGTCTGACCGAACCTCCAAAACCGGCGGATGATCTGGTAGAACATTTCGTAGCTGTCCGATATTCCGACTAACGCGGTATTGTAGCAGCATTGAAGATTCATTCCGAAACCCCAGATCGCACCCTTGGTCACTACCCGCTTCACAGACCCATCCAGGAATCCAAGAATGATCCGCTCGCGTTCTTCCTCGGATGTGTCCCCTCGGATTTCCTTCGCGTCCAGAGCCTTTGTCAACGCATCGCTCTCAGCGTTCAGATTGCACCAGAATACCCACTGATTGTCATCAGCCAGTTCACAGGCTTTTTCAACTCGCTCACTCAATGATCCACGCCGGGCATCCCGACGCTCTTGAAGCGATGATGCCGGAAGTGCGAACAGGTAACCGTCCAGTTGTTGATTCGACCGGACAATATGCTGCTGCATGTTCAGTGCGGGCAGATTGAAATTTCCATTCTCGTAGCCCAGATCAATCGGCGCTCGGATGTTCACCGCCCATGAGCAAAGCCATTTCCAGAACTCGGTCTCGGCGTGGCCTTTCAATCTCCATTTGGCCGTGTCGCCGCCGTCATGGACGAAGAACGTCGCTAGCATTTCAGGGCGAGACATCACGCCCAGGAACTCCGCATGGTTGCCAAGTTCCATATAATCATTCGGAGCGGGTGTCGCAGTGCAGGCCAGTTTGAATGGAACTCGGGCGGCTGTTGTGATGATTAAATTACGGGTCGCGCCATCGTAGGATTTTAAGATACTGGATTCGTCCAACACAACCCCACCAAACTGCGACAGGTCAAACTTGTGCATCTTCTCGTAGTTCGTGACCGTGATGCCGGGCCGAACATCGTCCTGACTCGCAGCCAAATGCACATCGATCCCAAACTTCACACCCTCACGAACAGTTTGATGGGACACGCCAAGAGGGGCGAAAATGATTTGATTGCGCCCAGTCTTTTCTAAGACCTGATTTGCCCAAACAAGCTGCTGCGGAGTTTTCCCAAGCCCGCAATTCTCAAACAATGCCGCTCGTCCACGCCGACATGCCCACCGAACGATGTCGCGTTGAAAATCAAAAAGCTGATCTGATATTCCATCAGCACCAAATCCAGTCGGAACATCCTCAATTCGCTTCTTCGCAATAAACTCTTGGTAGTTCACAGTTTTTCCTTCTGTCTCAATTCAAATTCATGCTGGAATTGAAAGCGCGGTTCTATTTTCCATACCGCCGGCGTGCTCAACTTGCCGGCCTTGATCGCGGGATGGACTTGGACGGCGATGCCAGACTGCACAAGCCTGCGAAGCACGGTGGTCGCCGTATCAGACGTGGTGCAGGCATAGTTGGCAATCTGCTTGGTATCATGTTTGAGCCCGTCCTGGAGCACGGCCAGCACGGCTGATTTTTGGTGGTTCATATTTGTTTGAACGTCAAAACCCACACCCACGGATTCTTCTGCCATGAGCCTTTGCCGTTGATGGATTTCCAAAGTTCACGATAGCAAGCACGCGCTTCATCTTCGGATGTCTTTTCAAGTTCAAAGCCAGGTGTGCCCTCGGCAATTACGTCATTCTTGCAAATATCCTGCAACCGCTCCACCCGCACTTCGGTTATCTCAAGCGTGATCCGGCTGGCCCAGCGCGGCATGAAGATGGAGGGACGCCATTTAGCGTTGCCTTCACATTCAGGGATTTGCTCAAACTCTGTTCCGTCCGCCCGATAGTAAATATGTTCGGGTATGAAGTCGTCAAGTTTCACCTTGAGCGACCCGCCGTTGGCATAGGGACAAATGTCATAATAAAAAGTCTCCTTCACCCAAAGTATTTGCCGCATGACGTAGGGGCATTTGATAAAGGACTGGTGAGGGATGGCGTAACT